TCAATATTATCCTCATTAGGATTATTATTGATATCCTTACGTTCAGCCGTTTGACTCTTTATCAGCTCAGCCAGCGTGAAGTTTTGACTTAATCGCATTTAATTTATCCTTTGCATTTAGTTTTATTTTCTTCAAGGTCTTCATATCAAACCATAATTTACTTGATCTGTCTATTGTTCTTTTAGACTCAATTTCATTTACTGCTCTTTTTAGTTCCTTATGATGAGCTTTCGCTTCTAACATAAATTACCCCCTTGTAAGTTTTAACAATTTGTCCATCTGAGCCTTAATGATTGGTCCTCTATTAGGCCAATGTATGTAAGGTTCATTAGACTTTGAAAGATTATATAAAAATGGTAACATAATCTTTTCAATCTCTTTAAATCTCTTTTGTGCTTCTGCGTCCTGTATCTCCTTGTTCACACTTTCCCGTTCAGATACAATTTGCATAACTTCGCTCATCATTGTTTTGATTGATGACACGTCACTTTTTACTTTTGATATTTCTAGGTTAGTAGTATTTAAATCTTCTTTACCGACAGCAGGTTTTGTACTTTCCTCTGTTGGTTTAGTTGACACAGGAGTAAAACCATAATCTGTATTTGTATCAAACTCACGCATAAAATCAGGCATATCACTCATTGTTTTTCTCCTTTTTTTCTTTTTGAATTAAAATTTTTGCTGGTGTTGTTATTAAATCTGATTGTTTAAATTGTAATGGTCCTGCTGTAAAAATAGTTTCTCCTATACAACCAGATAACAGGAATCCTGCTGTTAATAAGGGCAGGATCCTTAGACAGGTAAAACCTGCCCCTTTCGACAAAAAGCGGATTGACTTACTCGACTCTGGTATACGACCGTTGCGTTTCAGTTGCTCGCTTTGTACTTTATTATTTATTTTTTGCAAGTCGTTTAGCGACATGTTTTTTAATAACCTTTTCTGTCTGTACTTCTTTAATTGTTTTTCTACGGTGTTCTTTTGCTAAAGCACTTCTAGGATGTGCTTCTGCTACTTTACTTAAAACTTCTTTAAATCCTTGATCATTCTTATGTGTTATACCTTGTATGCCACCTACAATATTTACTGCACCTATTCTTTGTCTAATATGTTTATTTTTTGCTAGATAATCTTCCATCTCAGCAATTGACATCATATCGTCAAATGTTTTTTTAGTTTTAGTATTATAAAATGTATAGATTGGCATTTATGATAATGATAGATGATAAGATAATTGACTTGTTGCCTCTTGCATATCTTCTAATATACTTTCTAAATCTATTTGTCCTTCTATTAGTTTATATGCTTCGTTGATCCTATCTGCCTGTTTATTAACTTCAGATTTAACAATTTCTTTATCTGCATAGTTCATAATACCAGGTCTTAATTCAGCACTAAAATTTATTCTTTGATTAGTTTTACCTTGATAAGTTTCTACTAACCTATCATTTAACTCATTAAACTTATTATAATATTCACCTAGTGCTTCATGTTCAGCGTATGATTTTGTTTGCCAATGATACGACTGGACATCATTTAAAAAATTTATATTTTTTTGTATAAAATCTATCATCATATTATTTATAACTTGCGTATATAACAAAAATGATACATAAAGTAAAACAAATCGCAAGTGTATGATTGCCTAAATTCCATGCACTAGTGCCTACCGTGCTAGGATTTTTAGGATCAATAAGTGTTTCTTTCATTGTTAGTTTTTTGTTTACTAATTTAGGACCTTGAATTATATCGTTACCGTATTGATCCTCTGTATCAAATAATTGTGGTTGATTCATTTCTTTTTTTTCTTTGGTTTCTGTTTAAGTATTCTACCATAATTAGGCCACCCAAACTTTTCGTGTGACTCGCCTACATAACGCCATCTTATAACGCCTGTATTAGGATTTCTTTCAAATATCTTTTCTTTGTTCATTTTCATTTACCCTCTTAAAACTGCCTTTACCTTTTTTAGGTTTTACTACTCTTTGTTGGTACTTAGGTGTTCTTACATCTTTTGCTATAGGATTAGTTTTAAAAACTATTCTATGTTTTATACCCATTTTACTTCTCTATGATACCTTGTATATCTGTTTCAGGCATTAAAAAATACTCCTTACCTTCAACTTTAATTTCTCTACCTGCAAAAGCAGCAAACTTAACCTCATCACCTTCTTTAACCGTCATAGGTATTCTCTCACCAGTAGATGTTTTTCTACCAGGTCCTACCTTAACAGCAATACCTTGTTGAGGTCTTTCTTTAGTGGTCATAATAATACCACCTTTTGTTTTTTCTTCGTCCTTTTCTTCATAATCAATAAGGACATTATCACTCAATGGTTTAAATGTTATTGACATTCTTTACTCCTTCTTTGAACCAATCAGGCATTTGTGATGGTGCCTTCCATGTTGCAAATCTAACTTTTTTCATTATATAGTATTTACGATAAGACGCAACTGAATCACCAGGCACTATACATTCGTCTGGCATTGCTGGCGTAGCGTCTGTGCCTATCGCTCTTACATTTATATTCTTTGGTGGTTGTTTTAACAACTGACCTAATTTCTGTACAGCAAGATGGTCTTTAGTATGATTATACCTTGACTTATATTCATCATTCATTGCCATCATATGTTTATATAACCATATGTAATTGTAAGCAGACTTCATAACCCATTGTGTACTAGGATGTCTTAACCAACCTGCCTTGTAAATGATTGCTTCTTCGTTAGGATTTTCTAGTCGCCATCTTTTTATCTTACGACCATTCTTTGTTTTATCATCATATGGTATACCATCTAATACTCTCTTAACGGTACATAGCATTTGAGCAGACTCTAGTATCATTTTAACAATATGTTTATCACACATCATCTGAGCTGCTTTTACTGGATCTCTATCTACATAAAATATATTCATTAATGTACCAACTTATTCATTACAAATTCTCTCATATCATATTTTTTAGCAAGATCAATTAGTTTATCAAACCACATCTTTTTAACATTATTATCTTCAGCATTAGCACATGCTTTTGCTAAGTTTTCTAGTTTTTTGATTTTTTCTTCTTTAGTCATAGTATATATTATATCATTATCCATACATCTAGTCAAGCACTATTTTTTATCATTCCAGTCATATATTTGATTAAGTTTTACTTTAATTTCATCTGGATCTAGTTCAGAAATCTCTTTACCAAGTATTTTTCTGAAGTCTTTTTGTCGCTCTCTATACTTTTTGATTCGTTGTTGAGCAAGACCTAGTCTGTTTGTTAGGTCAATCTTTTTACTTTCTTTTGTAAAATTCTTTTTTGTACGCCATTGCCTTAATGATATGTTGGCTGCAATTAATAATAATACTGCAAGTGGATCAAATACAAAAATGAGTATCAAAATTACTATTCGTACAGCGTGATCAAAATATTGTTTTGCGTCATCACCATATATTAGTTCAGCAATATATTTAATAGGTCCTACCTCTGCCTCAATCTTATCTTGTTCTAGTTGTAGAACAGATTTTTTATTTGTAAGTTCAGCAATCTTATCACTTGCATTATTGATTGCCTCGTTCAAAGCATTACGCTCATCTTCTTGTTTCTTACGTTCTTTTAATCCTCTACTCACATATTCTTTATCAATATAAACTTCAAGTCCTTTATCTAAAAGGTCAAGTGTTTTTTGTGCTCGTTCTATTATTGTTTCTTGTTGAATAATTTGTTTATCAATTAATTCTATTTTGATATTATTGCCTGACACAGGTTTAACTTGATCTAGGTGTGCCTTAGATAAGAAACCAAAGATACCCATAGATGTTATGAATATTAATATTATGATTGCTGAAAATAGATAAGCCTTTAGTAACCTAGGTATATCTGAGCGCCAGTTATGATAGAGCCAAGATGCTGCTACTAACTTACCCACTTCTAAAGCAGAACCCATAGCAACAATAGGAATAAAAGCACCAGCAAATAGTGTTGCTAAACCTAGTATAGAATACCCAGCTGCAATAACTGAAATGCTTATCGCTGATAAGAAAGTTAGTATTGTTAAGAACATATACTATTTAGTTTTTTAAATACTTTTTTTTATACCATTTGTAGAAACTTTTATCTGTAAATATTTCTACAATTTCACTAGCAGGTACTTGATCTGATCTAATACAATCTGCAAGATCCTGATAATCAGTAATGTCAACTTTACGACTCATCTTTTGTTTATTTTCACCCATTGTTATAATTGTTCTATCTTGTTTTGATAAACTCATTGGCAATCATCACCTTGTTTTGAACCTGGCATATGTTTCATTAAATCATCCATCGGATTAGGTTCTCTTTTTGTTTTGTGTATTGCTTTTTCATATGACTTAAATGCTATGGTATATGCAATAAGAAAACCAGTAATTGTTATAGTCATACCGATTATAAAAAATAAAAAACCGTGTGTAAGATCAAACATTATTTCTTCTCCAATTCTCTAATTTTAAATATCATTCTAGCAACTCTTTTATCATAATCTTTTGTAGTTGAAAAAGCGTCTAGTGTTTTTATTAATGATAAAGAGTCTTTAGTTTTTTCTCTTAATTTTCTAAACTCAGCATATGCTGGGTGTTCATTTAATAATCTTACATATTCTTTTACACTATCGCATTTACTAGCAAATACTCTTACTCCCCAACCAGGCCATTTGTCAATACCTTGTGGTCTTAAATGAGGTACGCTTTCTGTAAATGTTCTAATACCAAATAAATTATTTGCCTGTTTAGCAAATCTACTATTACCCCAACCAGACTCTAACGCTGCCTGACCTATAATCATTTCATAAGGCACTCTTAAATTTTTAGGTGTATTAAAGTTTATATAATTAATACATTTGTGCATTGATCTAATAAATTGAGTATCATTTATATAAGTAAATTCAGGTTCTTGTAAATCCATTTCTTTAATTTTATTCATGTAAAAAATATCAAGTTCATTATTTACTTTTTTGACAGCAGTTTTATTTGGATTATAAGTTCCCCAATAATAGGTTACTGTCATTAATGCCAATATAGCAAATAAAAGTTTAGTATAAAACCAACTTTTATGTAGTAATTTTTCCCAATTAAATTTTGCCATCTTTAACTACCTGTTTTAAATCTTTAATTGTTTTCTTTTTATCAATCATAACATCATACCATTTAAATCTTACTTTGTGTTCATTAGATGGCCCTATTAATGGTACATCATATTGTCTTTGAAATGTCAATAGACCTTTCAGATATAATGATACTAATAAATCTAATATACTTTTTTTATCAGTATGATCCTTAGGCACGGTAGGTGTTTTAAAATAACCTTTACCTTTTATTAATTGATTCAATATATCTTTATGTGTTTTTAATAGTTTCAATTTAACCTCCCATAGTGTAATTTAACCATATAATCGTAACCGTGTGTATCAAATTTCTTTTGTGTAAATACAAGGTTAGGAAAATTTAAATGTTGTCTAAACATATTAAATATTTTTTTACTAGTTCTACCTGGATAGTTATCTAGTATATCTTTTTGTAAATGGCCTGTATAATAATTAACCCACTTGTTAGCATGTTTACCATGTTTTACTTCGTCTATAATTTTGATTGCGTTTTTGATTTGTTGTCTTAACCAGGGATCTATTTGTTTTTTATCTGTCATAATATAATTTTGATTTTATAATCGTAAACCTACATAGTTTACTTTAGGTTCAAACGACCAGAATAGGTCATTATGATTGCCTGTATCACCCAGGTTTTGCATTTGATATAAATGTACCATCTCATGTACTAAGGTATCCAAGAAATCTTTTTTATTAGGATAAGAAGGTAACATCTCTAGTTTATATAATCTAGTACCTGCTCTCTTCCATTCTAATACTACAACTTGACCTATACATTTTTGTCTAGCAAGGTCTTTAATCTCAACTTGCCCAAACGGAGATAATTTACCACTAAATAAAGCGTTATTTAAAAGTTTAAAGTAATCTTTTATATCTTTGTATTTTGTGATATACTTTCTTTTGGTAGATGTTTCTTTCTTTAGTTTTCTACGCAACTTTAACGCTTTTGATTTTCTAGTTGTTTTTTTTGGCACTATTTCTATCCTCTCTATTTAAAAATATACCCATAACTAATCCAGCAAGAAGTATTATCACAACCTCTTGTGGTATTATTGTATAAACTATTTGAAGTGCTTCAGCAATTATACTAATTACATCCATCATTCATACCACCGTTCTCTAATAGTTTACATTTGTATTCATGGTCTGCCTTTAATCTTAAATCAGCAGCAACGCCTTCTAAGATAGCAGGTAAATACGCCTGAAGAATAGAGATTGACTCAATCATAAACTGGTGAGCAACAGCCTCTAGTTCTTTTTCCATAATATAAGATATATCAATTTCTGAACCGTTAATGGTTTCTGATATAACATGACCTACAACTGCTGTCGTTTTATCATCTGCCTTAACTTGCATTGGTATAAAAATACACAATGCCCAAAATAATATATTAATTAAGATCAATTTTTTCATTACTGCATAGCCTCTTCTTTAGCATAATATAAAACTTCACTAACATTGTTATCATCAATATTAAGTAAGTTTACATTCTCAACATCCATAATGTCTTTTATAGCAGTTTGTTCGGTTATTAAATTATCTGTATAATGTTTGATAATCTTATCAACCTTAGTTTCAGCTTCGTTTGTATAGTATTGTTTAACTTTACTCATAACTATTTATTTTCCTTTCATATTGTAAGTATTAATTGTTTTCATACTCATATATTATCAGAAATAGGTATAGTAAACAAGCAAAAAATGGATTAAATGTCCGTTAGTTTTGTTGATAGGCAAGGGTTTATAGGGTGCGACAACCTGACATCTCAGATGTTCTCTGTTTGTTCTACACCCTATGGTTGAATTATATCGAATCTATGCTGTTTTGTAATCGTCATTCCAACCAAACGCTTCTTTTACCGTAGCGTCTGTTAACCCTTTGTATGTACCATTTAAGTTTTTCTCTTTTACTGCTATTAAAAGTTTTGCCTCGTCAGCATGTAAACCTTCTAGCATTTGTATATACATCATCTCTTTTCGAGTCTTAGACAATTTAGGGTCTGCACCTTTTACAAAGTGCCATAATCTTTTTGTTTCAGTAAATAATAAAGTATGCTCAGTACCTGCTGGTGCCTCATTCACTTTGTATGGTGGAGTTCCTTCAGGTAAATCCCATTCTATTTTAGGGTCAAATGCACCTTTTAAAACTTGTCTTAAAGGCACAGAGTCATTATCTCTTAGGACTTTAATCTTCTCGTCCTTCATCTTAGCATTATTTACTTTAGTTAGAATTTCTGATAATAATGGAGCAGATGATCCTGCATAATCCATTGATTGTGTTGTATTAGTTGGCATTGTTATATCCTCATTTTGTTATCTAATGTGAGGCGATAAACGCCTCACATCTATTTATGCGTTGTGGATACTACGCATTTTTATATGCGTACGGAGTACCATATAATTTTTTGATCCCAGCAGCGATAATCGCTTTAGTAGGAACACCCATTCTGTAAGATGTACCTTTTGCTGTTTTGTTAACATAGATCATGTTTCCTTCTGATCTTAAAGTGTCAACAAGTGCTCTAGGGCTACCTAGATCGAATCTGTTTCTTAGAGTTTTCCAAGATACTGACTCACCTTTTGAAAGTAAGTTTAAAACTTTCTGTCTTTTTGACATAGTTTTTCTGCCTGCTTTTTTAGCAGTTTTCACAACTCTTAAAGAGTCATTTGATAAAAATTTAAACATTGTTTAAATCTCCTTCTATATAGTGGCATTGTTTAGAATTGTTAAGTTTGCCATTTTTAACAATTATCCCAAAGTGCTTTATGGAATTCTTAAAATTTGTCATAGTCTATTGTGATAGCGTATAGGTCTTGTCCTGAACCTTTTGTTACCACAGCCTTATCTGTTTTCTTTTGTAGAGGATGTTTTA